TTTTACAAAAATGTAAAATTTTAAATTCACCAGTTCAAACGCAATGAAAACGCTTGAAAGTACACAGTTATGTGTTTTATATAAATTTGAAAAAGAATAACCCAAAAATATTTTACAAAGCCGATATAAATTTTACAAACCAAAATGTAAAATTTTAAACCCTCAATGTAAAGTTTTACAAGGTAGCATTTAAAACCATACACACCACTGGGTCGACTCAGTCCCAGTGGGTGTTTTGGTATCTTGAAATACTCAAGGTGGTTCTTTTGAAAATTTTATTCGCAAAATATACTAAAGGTTGCTTATTACTACCCTAATGTTATTATACTACACTAACGCCCTAATGTCAATAGATTTTAGGAAATATTTTATTGCCCACTAGTCCACATCATAGTTATACATAGGTGTTTCACGCCATATAGTAACACCGTTTCTAAATAGGTCTTTTATATAGTTTCTAGATATATCGCTTATAGTATCACTTTCAAAGTCAATTTCACCCTGAATATATGAGTATGTGGTTCTTATTATTGGAGTAATAACGCTGTCGTATCTGTAGCCCATCATTGAAAAGTAACGGTCGACTTTGTGAAAATCCGATTGTTGCAAGCAACAGTAACCATACCTAAAGCCCCTATTACCATTTGGTAATGTCATACTACAAGAGGTTTGTCCGTTACCTGTTACACGTGCTACAGTTTTTCCCATTGTGAATTGAGATTCTAAGCCCCTAATAAATTGATTTATACCACCTCGTATTGCATAACCACCCATGGACAATAGAGCAGAAGTCAACGCTTCGCCAGTGCCCTTTTCTACTGGTTCCGAGTTTTGATATGTTGCATAACCTGATTCAATCATACCTGTAGTACCTGTTACTAGGTTTTTTGCTTGGTCGCACATATACTCCTTGATGTCCCTACTGGTGCTGTCAGCCGTAAGGCTACCTGACATTGATAGTTGAATAGTGATTCCCTCTAAATATTCCGTAGGGTTTCCACTATAGTATTTTGGATATGTTAAAGCTGTCATATTTGGGTCTATTGTTAATAACACTTCAAAAACTGCATCATCATAGGCAGTCATTAATTTAGGGTTATACTCAACCACCGTACTATTACTAGCCATAAAATATGTTAAATAATCTTGGTATAAACATTTTGCGTATGTGTAAGTGTAGCCGTTTATTTCGTCAGTAGGTTTTTCAAATGTAATAGTGTCATATAGTTGCATACTGTTAGTATTGCCTAAACAGTCCATAGTAAATTCTGTTCGGCGGTCATATGTTCTGTCCTCATCATTTTTATAATAGTATAAAGTTTTTGACGTTTTGTAATTATCCAGTACCCCACTAGGTACCGCCCAAATACCTAATATTGAACTACTGTAACCAAGGTTTGTTGCGTTTTGGTATACATAGTTACATTGTTTTAGATTAGGTAAAACATAATATAATACTCCAGTAGGTACGCCTGATAGAAACGTGCAATCCGTAACACATACAAATGGTGCGTCGTAGTCGTACCAGTTGCTGTTCATTTCAAAATTAGGTATACAGTGCGTAACTCCTATTACATAGTCAAAAGTATTTGGTGGGTTAAAAGTCGCCTTTGTTATGTATTGTTTATCATCATAACTAATACTTTCTGGCAATTGTGGATAATCTGTTGACTTGCTATCCTTAGGGTGCATACGCTGAACAAAAGAGGGTTTTAAACCGTCATTAGCAATAATATTTGGAAAATCAGTACTAAACCAATCAACACTAATAGTTATATCCACTACGTTGTCGTTTACATACTCATAACTATTGATAAAAAAGTAATAGTGTTTGCTTTTAAGCTGATAGTATCCATAACCATAATTTAATATTTTATCGTATGTTATATCGTTGGTGGTGTTAATCCTTAGTACGTTTGTATGTATCATTCTACAGTCTTTCAATGTTAATTTAGCGTAGAAATTACCCGCCATTTGATAATACCTGTGGTTGTCACTGCTACCAAATGGCACGTTACCTAGTCCAACTATCATTTTTAATACCTCCTATTAGTTTTAACTTCGTCTCAAATTGAGACGAAGTTATATTTGATACAAAATTAAAATGGCATTGGGTCGGGGTCGGGTGTGTAAGATTGTGTATATAATACATCTAGTATTAATGTATTGCCTTTTTTAGCATAGGCGAGTGTATTTTTTGTAGGGTCATATTTTACAACTAAAACGGCGTGTTGGGTTAAATCATCTTCTGTAACTTCTATTTCTAGTGTTATGCCTATTGATTCTAAATCAATAGTGTATATAGCGGAGCTAATATATGCTCGGGTAGTGATTAGCCAAAAGCGTCCGTAGTGGTACTCTTGGGGGAAATCATATTTAACCGTTTGTGCTTCATCATTCAATGATATTTTAGGCTCGTCACCACTTGCCCCAAATTCCGCCTGTCTTAACCACTTCAAAAGATACATTTTACTAAAGCGTTTATTAATAGCGTTGTCGCCGTCTTCTCTATTTTTTGTTTCTGTTTCTAGGTCGGTCTGTAGGTTTGATATATCAGTCTTTAAACTAGTTATATCATTCTTAACGGTGGTTATATCGTTCTTAACGTTAGTTATATCTGTCTTAAGGTTTTCTATAGCTGTTTTAATTTCTGTTAGGTCTGCTTTTACCTCTGTAATATCATTAGTAATACTGTCAATTTGTATTTCTATATTGCCGATACGTGTTCCGATTCTGTCAATCTCTATTTGTAGGTGTTCTATTGTATTGTTAATCTTTAAATATTTGTCGTCTAGGTCATTTTGTAGTGCGTCTATTTTGTTTGTTAATTCTGTTATAGAATTATCTAGTTTTAACTTTAGCTGTTCTAACTCATACTTTAAGTTATTAATTTCAACCCTTAACTTTTCGAGTTCGTCTTGGTCGTCACTAGTCCACCTATAGTTACGCCCCAATTGTTTTTGATTTTCAGCCATTTATTATTCCCCCTCTGTGTTGTTTTCTACATTCACAATATTAATTTTTGTGAATTGATAGTTACTACCGCCTAGGTAAAGTTTAAACCTCAAATAGCCTTGTACCGAGCCATTGGTTGCCCTATCGGAAATATTAGTAACACTATATAGTACACGTAGTATTTCGCCATCGTCTAGGTAGAACGATTTAATAGTATCAAATGAAGCTAATACTTTCGCTTCTGTATCCTTTAGGCTGTCAACTAATTCTACTGTTATGTCTTGCCCATTGGCATTACAATAGTAAATAGTTTCTAGGATTGTAGAGGTATCAACTGTTATTAACTCGCTAAATACTACCTCTAGGTTTTTGCCCCACTCAATGTCATATGATAACCTCAAGGTGTAATCGTATTGGTTCTCGCATACGTTAGGCTCGTTTAGTCCGTTAGGGTCTATAACTGTTTCTAGGTCGTAATATTCACCGCCCCATGAGTCAACGTCACACCAAAAGTATATTGATTTATAATAATCTTCGTGTTTGGATTTATCAAAAATGGTGGTTGTAATGGTACTACCACCACCAGCACTAATGCTATTGACTAGTGAATAGAGGGCGTTAATACTATCTGTGTTAGCTGTTAGTCTGCTGTTTATATTAGGGATTACAGTATCCAAACGTTCGGTAAAATCTGTGGTAAAGTGGTCTATACTTGCGAACACTCCCCCACTGGTTACTAAATTAGTGCTGTTCTCTGTTGGTTCTGTATCTAATCCAGTAATAACAATTTTAGCTGGGTTTAGGTCTTGTAATTCCTTAATGTCATCATTAACGCTATTAATAGCCTTGGTGATAGTGCTATTTTCGACAGCGTTAGTTGAGTCAATGTTTAGGTTTTCGTCAACTGTTATAGCATTGTAAACCCCACCACTAGTTATTAAGTTAGTACTATCGCTAGTTGGTGTTTCGTCAACTGCTATTTTGATTTTATCGGGGTTTAGTTCCTGTAGCTCGGTAATACTTGCATTGACTGTGTTAAAATTAGCGGTTATAACGCTATTTTCTACGGCGTTTACAGAGTCTGCGTTTAGTTTGTCGTCCTTTTCTGTTAGGACATTAACAGAAGTAGATAAATCTTCTAAGGCTTGAGCTATTACTTTATTTTGCACAGCGTGAGTAGACGTTAAATCTATTTTATCATCTATTATGATGTCCCCACCACCGCCTGAGTTAATTTTTGCGTATAGGTCAGTTATTTTGTTATCTTGGTCTATTTGCCATTGTGTGAAATCAAACTTATAGTTTGTATCTAGCCTTTTTTGTCCAATCATGTTTTACACTCTCCTACTTTTTTAGATTTTCAATAGTAGACTCTAAGTCTGCTATTTTCTGTTCCATTTCGTCAATCTTTTTTGTATTCAGTAAAACTATTGTTTGTAATGAATACTCGTTGCTAGTTGCAACGTTTGGGTTAACTGGAAACGGATAACCGCAACCAAAACCAAACGGAAAACCATTGAAAAACATAAACTATATCCCCCCTTTCAAGTCTACCAGTTGTTACCGTCAGTTTGTGTTCTAACTCTAATACTTGCTTTTCCGAGGTTAGTATCGTACGTATCCGATAATATAGTGTGTAATTTCTTTGTTAGTCCTGCTAATTCGTCCATTACATCTGCTACAGATTTGTCGGCTAATTCTCGCCCGCTAGATACAACCAAATTAGATTTTATATTTCTAACGTCCGTTTGTAAACTGTTAACGGCTGTTGTAACCTCTTGTACTTTCTGTTGCATATCGGTTACTGCCGTTTCTATTGTCTCCATTTCGTCCGCTATATATTGAGTTAATAAAAATATTGTGTTTCTGTCTTCATGTGTTGGCGTAGGATTTTTATTATTGCCAATAGTTTTTGACATACTAGCCAACACTTGATTTTTATATGCACTATCCATTATTTATTCGCCTCTTGTATTCTAATATCGGCAATCTCAAAAAACTTTTCGTCTTTTTCAATTCCTATAAATTCTCTATTTGTGTTCATACACGCTATACCAGTAGAACCGCTACCCATAGTATTGTCTAGTACTATTTCCCCAGCGTTGGAATAAGTATTGATTAAATATTCTAGTAGTGCTACTGGTTTTTCTGTTGGGTGTAATTTATTTGTTGCACAATTAAATTCTAGTGTTTGCCTAGGATAATTACCGACTGTTTGCGTGTGTGGTTTAGCAAATAGACCACGGTATATATCACTAGGTTTTTTCATATCCCTATATTTTGGTTTATCCAAAGGTTTTAAACCCTGTGGATTATACGTGTAACTATTAACCACTCTTTCGCTATCATATAGGGCTTTTACTTCGCTATATGGTTTTAACCAATAGCCAGTAGTCTGTAGCTTTTTATAGTTATCTTCTGTAGGTAAGGCGAACTGCTCGCCATGTGTGAAATAATGGCTACTCATAAAATTATTTAGTAGCTTATCTATATAGGCTCGTGTTAGTCCGCTTCGCCTTAGTTCATTATAAAAATAATCCCTAACGGCATTATATCTGCCTTTGTTATGCCTGTTAGCATTGTTAATTCTAAATACTATTATTTCCTCTACATTTTTTACTGGTTGATTTTTAGAATTTAAAAAACCAGTTGGGGCATTTTTTACCCAGTATAGACTATGTGAAAATTCTGCTTTATTAGAGGTTATCAAGTCAGCGTTAAACGGTGGGGCTGAAAATAATATTACCGTTCCGTTTTTTTTAACAATTCGGTGGTACTGTTCCCACAATTTATTTAGGTCTATTGGAATATCCCACGGAGCAGAAGTTATACCATAGGGTAAATCACATAGCACTAAGTCTACAGAATTATTTTCTATTAACCGCATACGTTCTAAACAGTCGCCGTGTAATAATGTATAAGTCATTCTTTTATACTCCTAAAATCTTTAAAAATATTTGAAAAACAATATTGGTGATAAGTTAACCGCAACGTTTAAGTCGCTAAAATACAATTTATTAAATATCACCTTATTATATAGTTTGTCTTGTAAGAGTGCAACAAATTCTACACGGCTATCTATTAAATTAGAGTTTCTAACGTGTTCTGCTGTATCACTAATAATAGTAGCCTTTAGAGGTATGTTTGAAAAGTCTATCATACTAATATATTTATCGTTAACATGATAGCAAGTATTTTGATATGAAAAATAAAAATCATCCTTAGAGGGCAATAATCTAGAATTATTTTCTTTGATGTAATATTTTAGATTGCCTGTATCAAATAAATTATTAAAGGCGTAGTCAAAATATTTAGTGCCTTGACTTGCTTTAAACGTTAGCGTTTTTGCCTTACGTTCCATGTATTCGTTAGTCGATACTAGCATTTTTAAATTAACTACGTCATTAATTTGTATTTGTGTATTCATTTCAATTTCATTAGCCATAATGCCCCACATTCTAAAATAGTCATTACCTAGTTTAACGGCATTAGACAATAGACAAACGGTTACATCTGTTCTATCTCTAACTACTGTTTCCATAAACTCAAAGAAAGTAAAGCATTCGTCCTCACTAATACGCTTTTCAGTTGCGGACTTTATAAATTCGTCAAATATTATATTTTGAACATGAAAATAATGTGATTTATACTTGGTGGTGCATGATAAGGACAACAAAAAACCGCATTCTTTGTCATTAATAAATATTGTGTTAATGCCTGATACTGCATCATGTTCATAGTACATTTTAAAATTATAATAATTAACAATATCACTAAGTAGGCTGTCGGCTGTAGTTTGTTGCCTACGCATAATTATAAACTTTTCCCCAGTAGTCAAGTATCTATCTATTATGTACCTATACGCTGAAAAAGTTTTACCTAAACCACGCCCACCAATACGTATATTAATCTCGCCATTGGTGATATCGTTTTTAATATCATAGTACCCAGTTTTAAACTCTAGATTTTTAGTTTTCTTTATCTCTTTTCTCATTTGTTACACCTTTTACTTTATTTTTAATCAAGCGTGAACTGTTGCATCCACGCTTGTCTCTTTTTGATTTATCTATTATTCTACTACAGTTTTAGAATAGATTGCAATACTATTTGCAAAAGGGCATAAACCGTAATTTTGCCAACTGTGTAAATAAGTAGTACGCATTAGATTTGAGGCATCAAAGAACTCACTAATTAGAGGCTCTTTTACATCCTCAATGTGAATGAATGCATCATCGCATACAACCGCTTGCAACTTATACTCGTACTTTGTGCCGTTCTCGGTCGTGGTGTAGTTTGTAATATCGTAAACATCTACACTTTCGCCAGTCTTACGGTCTATGTAGTCGTATAGTTTAACATAGTTCTTGTCGCCGTCTGTTGCGTTTTCAGTAATACCGAAATTATCAACGCCGTTAGTCTTACCTACAAAATCAACGGCTGAACGGTTAAACGCCATACTAATAACGTCTACGTCAATGTCTGCTAAACATTCATTCCTAATAATTAGGTTTAGACTATCAAAGTTGCTAAATGTAGTTACTGGAGAAGTTGTAACGTTTGTAATGCCGTTAGCCTTTGCGTATGCTTGGAAATTGTTATACTTTGAGCTTGGACAAGTCATATTTAGACAAGTAGCCCTGATTAACTTAGTAAGGTCTTGAGCAAATGTATTATTGTAGAACTTTAGTTCTTCTCTACGCATTGCACCTACGGTATTGTTAAAGTCATTACCTATTAACTGTTTTGTCTTTTGCCATTCGTATAGTTGCTGGCTGTCGTATAGTCTAGAAATGATAGAGTTAATAAACTTGTCCATCTCGTCCCAGTTAGTGAATGCTTGGATGAATGCCTCGTGTGATGTTTTGCAATAGTATTTCTTGTAACTATCTGCAATATAATATACTGATAGAATATCGTCCCTGTATTCATCAGTCATTAGGGTTGAATTGGTGTCGTAGTCTGTACCCTCTTGAAAGTTAACGTAGATATCCTCGATAGCTACACCAAAAGGCATTGTGCCTTTCTTGAATACTGATAGCTTATTCTTAAAACTATTAGAATGTAGGTATAGCTTACCTATTCTGTTTACCAATCCTGCAAAAAATGCATTTTGCATACTACTAGATTGTAATATCTGTTTACCTACCATTGATAGATATGTATCGTCCCATAGTTTTTGGTCTGTTACCTGTACGCCTAGTTGGTCTAGTGTACCAGCAACCATCTTTTTATTAGCTGATAATTTAGCCATTGTTTTTTTCCCTCTTTCTATTAATTAATCTTCGCTTAGAAAGTCTTCATAATCGGACTTAGTTTCTAGCACTATTTGTGGTTCTGTAACTACTGGCGTAGCCTTTACATAGTCCTTAACCAATGATTCGTATTTCCTAGTTAACGCTGTCTGGGCAGTTAGACTAGTATTTAGTTCATTAACGTTTGCTCTAACGTTATCTAGTTCTGTGTTAAGGTCTGATATAAACGCTTTAGCCTTAACTATCCCCTCTAGTACTTCGGGGGTTGCATCGTTTGACAATGCATCTAAAAATTCGTTTAATTCCTCATTATTCATTCCTTTTTCTCTCCTTTTTCTTTTAGTTTCGTGATAGATTTATTTAACCATGAGGGTATAGGAACACCCATCTCCCCCACGTTTTCGACTATTGATAAGCATTCATTACCCAAATAAAAATATATTATCGTGGTACGACAAAACCCATCCGTAATTAATATATTAGATTCTAAAACGTGTACAACTGATACGATACATATTATTAGTATTTTTTTCAATATACCGTTAAAGCACAATTTACTAGATAGATTTTTATTTATGAACGCTTTAATTAGCCCTGTTATATAATCTAGTACCATACATATTATTAAAGCCTTTAGTGTGCCGTTTATTTCACCAATACACGCCGTCACTATAGCGGAAATAGTAATAATACTAAATTTTTCTGTTATACTGTTTATATTCATATTATAACATACCTACGACAAAAAATCAACATATTAGTATTATTTAATTGTTAAAATCCAACCAATCTGTATATAGTTAGCCGTTATCTTTGAGTATTTGTCCTTATTGGCTAAGACTATATTTCCAACGGTAGTATTATATTTTTTAGCTATTGCCGATAGTGTATCACCCTTTGCCACTGTATGTGTTACGGTGGTAGCTGTAGAGGTAGTAGCTGTTACAGTCTCCACGCTACTATTAGCAGTGTAGCCGTTTAGCCCCTTTTCAACTATTATAGTAGGGTAATCTATATATGCTGTGTCTAAGTCTACCGCCCCAGTTATACCGTTTATGTTTCCAGTGAATGAATACTGATGCATACCGTAGGATTCCGCCGTTTTTGGCTTACTGCTCGTGTTTGCTACCCATTGGTCGAACTTGATTTGATTACTATGTGTTATTTTGTTAAAGAAACTATCATATGAATAGATACCAGTATAATATCCTTGTGCCTCTAGGTACTCGCAAGCGTTTTTCACCATATCATTTATAACGCTACTAGACAGATTAGCTTGTGTTTTTTCCTCGATATCTAGCCATATGGGATAACTAAATTTTTTTCCCTTGATAACATCTAAAAATACTTTACATTCATTTAGTATACCACTAGTAGATGTACTATAACAGTACCAGTACGCCCCTAGGGGTATACCGTTAGTAGTAGCGTTTTTATAGTTGGATTCAAACTGTCTGTCTATTTGTGTTTTACTATTGCCATATCCAGCACGTATAATAGCAAAATCGACTTTGTTAGTTTGCTTGACTTTCGCCCAGTCTATAGTTCCATTGTGTTTTGATACGTCAACACCATTAGCCAATATAACCACATCCTTTTAAATATTCTCGTTCCTCTTGGATTTCTGTTATACTTTTTTGTTGTATTGTTTCCACTTCGGAAATACTAGCACCGTACATTTCCGCTATTTCCTCGACTATACCGCCGTACGATAAAGACTTTATAATTTCCCTTATTGTTTCTACACTCATTTTGTTGCACCTCGCTATATATATTAGATTGTACTAGATACGCCCAAAGCCAAACCATATGTATTATACACTTGGTCGCAAAATTGCAATCGAGCGTTTAACATTGATTGGCTGAATATTTCTTTAACTTCATTTCTTGCTTCTTGCTCAGCATTTATTAGTCTTTCCTTTTTAGGGTCTATATCGTAAGACAAACCTAATAAACCGTGCAAACGCCTCATCCTGTCATCAAATTGTGTTTGTAACTGTACTAAATATTCGGGGTTAATATTTAAATCTAGTATTTTGATATTGTCGCAATTGTCGGTAAATACATATTTTTTAGTTAATATGTCATTCATTAGAACTTTGTCGCTAAATATTTTTTTGTCTGTAGTTGTAACCACATACGGTTGAACCATTTTTCTAATTAGTTCAATCATAATATACATAATTTCCGCAATTTCATTTTTTAATGTATCTAAATACAGTATTTCGGGTTTACGTTGTAGTGTATTGTAGCATGGTACAAATGAAATTATTTTGCTATCATCTACTAATTTATTTATTACCGAATTACTGTCGCCGTATCGTATAACCCTAATTTCTGTAGGGTCGTTTATGATGTTGTACTTAGTTGCTATCACTGGCAATATATAATAGCCTGTATCTGTTTCTATAAATGCAACTAAACCGTTATTTAATAGACTAGATTCAATTGTGAATTGATTAGTTATAATATCGGGTGGTATTTCCCACGTAAAACGGCTACACATAATTGAACTAATATAATCGTTCAATGCACATCTATATAAATTACGCTCGGCGATTGTCGACTGCTCGTTCACCATTTGAAAATTGCTTTCTGTTATTTCTATACTCATTATTAAAACCCCCTCATTATTTTATATTTTAAAGTGTGTAGTAACCGCCGTTCAATGCCTACCTATAGCGATTAGGTAGTTCAACACACATTAATTAATATACATATAAAAATAATTCTCTTAAATCATTCAATATACAAGTATCGATATTAGTTAAGATATCTAATATTTGTTGATATGTTTTCATGTAATCAAAATTGATAGTCCTAATATGTTCATTCTCCGATTTATTGCCTGTAAAGTCGGAGTTAACATTTCCATTGAAATTAGTTGTATCGTGTGAATTGTTTTTATATTCTGTGTTATCTTCTCCGCCCTCGGTGGTGTTATCACCGCCTGAGGTGTGCGTAACATCTCCGCCACTATCTGTCGTAACGTCACCGTTAGATTCTGTTACTGTATCTGTTCCGCCGTCTTCGGTTTTAGTCTTTCCGTTATTGGATATATTCAAGTTACCATCTGTAACAAACGGTGTCTCGTTCCAGTTAGACAAATCCTTTAAACTAGTATTAATACTAGATTGCGGGGTATCACTATTTAGGTTCAAACCTGTGCTGTCCTTTTCCTGTTCGTTGGTAGTAGTACGCCCATAATCTGTAGTGGTTTTTTTTCCATAATCGTAATTAGTTTTTTTGCCATAGTCTGTGTTAGTATATTTACCATAATTATAATTAACTTCTTTCCCATAGTCTACTTTAGTAGTAGCGACTTGCCCAAACTCATTATCGGTTACGTTGCCAGTAGTGGTTTTTGTGTTATCCTGTTGACCTACGCCTAATGTACGGGTAACATCACTGCCTATTGATTCATGAATTAATTCTTTAAAGCCTATTGTCTTTAATTCTTCGTAAGCATTGTATAAATCGTTATAGTACGGCATTATAATTGACATTTTAGTATTTAATTCAAATATAAATCGTTGCGGAGTTTCAAATCCTATTTCGTTGAACATATAACGGTTTAATATTTTTTGGTTCAGCGTTTCCCTGTATTCCTCATCGAATATGGGGTAACTTTTCAACCCCATGTCATACCCTGATTGTACTATTTGGTATAACGTCATTGTGTGCATTTTCTCTCCACCTCCAAAATATAAGATTTATCTACAGATTCTAAAAATACACGGTAACCATACAGTGTCGGATATATTTCTATATGTGTAAATTTATAACTTTTGAATATAGCATTAATAATAGATTTATCTTTGTCTATGATATCGTTAGCTAATTTATTAGATACTATACTGTTATATAGGTCTAATGCCTGCTTGTACGATTGGTTTTTCATAGTTTGATATATAAATAACTTTTGGTTACGTCCTATAAAATCTGTTAGGGATTTTTTATGAAAATTAAAAGCCCTAGTTATTTGTAAGTCATTGGCGTGCATCCGCTACCACATCCCCAATTAAAATATAGAAAAAAGCCGTCTAACTAAATATTAATTAAACTGCTTTTTTCTGTACTTTATAAAATATATCTTAAGGAGCATAAATAAAATGGCAATTATTATTTATGTGTGCTACTAAATATCCCTTTAATATCTTTGATTGTTATTGTTATTGTTATTGTTATAATTAGCGTTTCCGCTGTTATTTGTTTTCTTGTGTGCTACTGTCCCAAACTGTTGTAATGCTTGGATGATGTGAACACCGCCATTATTTACATAACCTGTAATAGTACATACGCTATTACTATTAACGTTCTGTAGGTGCTTGTCATAGTCGCATAGTGTAACCCAGTCATTGTTATTGTGGTTATTACCTACACGTACACCGCAAGTAGTTAGTTCAGCGTTCTTTTGGCTTGGTTTTACATTGAAAATCTCACCAATAACTACAAAGTCATTCCCATTTCTAAAATACATATTGATAACCTCACTTTTCAATTTTGGCAGTATCGTTACTAACTATAATTTTTATAATAGGTTTATTACTGCTTGGTCTTTCTTTATAGCCTATAATAAAATAATCGTTTGATAGTTCTAACGGTATACTGTCATACTCTTTTAGTATCTTGTTAGTGTAGTATATGCCGTAGGTTGCCGTGCCTGTATCAGTTGTAAACCTGATATCGTAACGCTGGTTACCATCTGCCGTATTTTCTACCCTAACTATTCTACTAATTCTGCTTACTGTTAATTTCATACTATCTATACACTCCTATTTTTGTAGTGGGGTGGTATACCCACCCCAACCCATGAATGAATACTAACTACGGTAATATGAACTACCTATATATCATAAATTTAGAAGGAAGTATATATAATTGCAGTCCCCTTAACGTTTCCGCAACATCATTATAACATACAATACAGTACAAAGTCAATATATTGCACCAGTGTAAATAAATACATTGGTGCATATACTAATATATATGACTAAATTAAAATCTTGGTATGTCGTCCACGTCTAGTTCGTCTTTACCCGTAACTAGTTTTACTAGATTAGTTTCTGCTATTGGTTTTTGAGTGTTTAGATTTACCCACATTTGGGCGTTCATATCGTAGAACTGATTTGTTTTTCGCACGGTGTATCTTTCCCACTCAAAACAACACTGGTCGCCATCAAACCATATACAGTTATTGCAGTTTTGACAATCTGCATTGTCGTAACAGCAACAGTTTTTATGCATTGAATTGAATGTGTCGCAGTCGTCACATCTACATGAAAATTCAGCACATATGCTACTATTAGCGTATACCATTATAAATCACCATCCCTTAAATAATCGTGGTATGCACAACCACGTTTTTTATCGAAAACGCAATTACTACAGCATTGACAGGTTTCTATTATTTCGTCTATATCGGCTATGTCTACATATACGTGTGGGTCGTCACAGTCGCAATGGTTTTGACAATACACATTGTAATTGTCGCAGTCTGTACAGTTACACACGAAATAGTCGCATATCCCTAAGGGGTTGCATTCCTTGTAAATCATATTAACGCCTCTTTCTGTTCTATCATATCCACGGCATATTCTATTATAACCTCATACGCTAAACCGTTAGCGATTAAATCGTTGATATAGTCTAATATGTCAACGCTGTAGTCGTAGAGGTATTCTGTAGCTATATCTGTTAGGCGTTCAAATTCTCCCGCCTTGTCCACATCTTCGAAACTATCCAAGCTATAGTGAAAGTCTCCATCTTTTCTTTCATCCTCTAGGCATATATCCAATGCATCATTAAATAAATCTATTAGTTTTCTTTTCATTTTATTGCACCCCTTACTATAGTAGATAATCCCCATTAGCGTCTATTATACTATACACTGTTTCGTACCATGGATAGTGTAGCAAATCAAACGCTGTTATATATGGCGTTGGTGGTTTTACACGCCATTGAACCTTATATTTTGATTTATAAAACCCTACACCCTTGGATTCAACAAGCCAGCACCCATCCGCTGTTGGTGTGTCCAGTACGTAAGGCATACCACAGGCGACATAGTCGTCACCGTCAGGCGTGGGTATAGTAACAAATGTTACAGCATCATTACGTATAAATGATACCATATCTTTAACGGTTCTAACTAGTGGATGGATTAGGCGAGTTATAGTATCGCTAAAAGCTAAATAGTTATTAATATATTCCATTGGCAATAGTGAGCCTAACTTTTCCGCTGTCGTGGGTAATACCTTAATGGTGGATAGTCCGCTATAGTGTAAGGGTTCTATAGTAGCCCCATGGCTATCTGTTACTATGCCGTTATCTATGAATTTATCGGGATTGTTAACCACGTCTTGGACTGTAACACCTATTATTAACTTATCGCACGCCCTTATATTGTCGCCGTCCATATGAGTATATACTGCGTTAGTGTATGCAGTGTATACGTCAACAGTTAAACGGCTATAATCAAATACTTTACCAGTATGCTTTTTAACTATCTCATACGCTACACTATTAGGTATATAGGTACAGTCTACTAGATATATACCGTCTATCTGTTGCACATTGTCTTTTGGCTCTATAGCCTCGGTGTGTTCTATTGGTGTACTATCTTCTAAGGCGGTATCGTCTAGAGGCGTAGCATTTGTAATAGTGGTTATATCATCCGCTATTAAATAGCCTAGATTTTCTTCTACCATCATTTGTATTTGAAATCCATATTTACTACTAGATTTAATTAGCAGTGCTATTTCATTGTCTGTTAACCTTAGCGTTTGCCATTTGTCCGTTGTGTTTATACGGTGGTGTAACTTTTCTAGTCCCTGTACACCTTTAGCTACATCTTTCAAACGTGTACGTATAGATAGTAGCAATGTAACTTCAAATCTTTTTCTTTTTTCTGTTTTCATTTTCTTTACCTCTTTTATTTTAACTTCGTCTCAATTTGAGACGAAGTTATATTTGATACAGTTTAAAATCTAACCATGTTTTCACAACATGATAGTATATCGGTAGTACTGAATACATCCTTTTGAGGGTCTAACCCTAAGGAGTAGCAACATTCCTCGGCGGTTATACAACCATCTAGATTGCTATAGTCTACGTGTTTTAACTGTTCGATATCTCTAGTATCTGTAACGTTATCTAGTTCTAGGCGGTTATCACCTATTAAAAAACACTTTCCGCAGTCGTCCAAAAAGCCCACGCATACATAGTCCCCAAAGTCTAACATATACCTACGTAGTTTGGTGTGGTTAGTTGTTTCTAGGTCGTTCCAGTTGTAGTATGGTGCGTTTCTTATATCGTTTTCGTAACTGGATAATCTATTGAACTGATTATCATATAAATATAATAGATACTGTTCTATATGTTGCTGTTTTATTTCGTCACGTTCATTTAAACATTTATTTACTATATCCATGAATAGTTCAGTTAGTGGGACTAACATGGCTTTGGGGTCTTGGTTTAGTATCTGTAGTAGTATATCCCTATGTTTTAGGTTTTGGGGGTTAAATTCACATGATGATTCACACCAGTTACCGAAAACGTTAGTAAACATATACCCCCAGTCTAAGTCATCATCGGGTAAGGCGTACAGTACAAGCCAAGTGTTATCTATGTCAGGCTCTTTTAAGTTAGCTATAACACGCTCCGCTACAGATTCTATTGAATAGTTGGATGATGCCACACGTTTTTTAGATATTCTGTATTCGTCCATACTGTATATATCCCTGTAGTAGTTACCTAGCACTACTACGTTATTTATATTAACGTGAATATCTGTAACGTTGACTACTACGGCGTTAGGGTCTTTCTTGATAACGTCTATTAGTTCGTCCGTTTTTATAGCTGTAGCCATATCTTCCTCGGTGACTAGATAGTTCCAAACGTTACGGTATTTATATAGCACTATGTTTTCGGTACCCTCTTGGGATATATATGGTCTTGTCTCTTTAGCTATTTTAGTTAGTTGCATTTCCTCTTCCGACCTTTCGGTTTTTTCTATAGCTTCTCTTTCGTTGGAGAGTTTAAAGATTGATTGGGTGTATACGTATTTTAACCATGCTACTATATTGTCTAGGTTGCTTGTATTTATAGCAGATTCATATCCATTGAATATAACGGCGTTAGGGTCTATCTCTAGTATGTGTAGTATTTCCCCGTAGTCCCACTTGTGGTCTACACAACTACCTAGTGCATAGGTTTCTAGGTACTCCCAACGTCTACCGTTCTTGTATAGGATAACCCATGCTACACCGTCATTTATAGTCTCTCTAACCTTGCTTGCTATTTCCTTTAATCTCATACTGATTACCTCTTTCTTTACTTTTTAATTTAACTTTTTAGTACTCTCTTTGAGTACATACCTATTATAACATATATTGTGTAATATGTCAACACTTTTTCGGAAATATTTTTAAAAATATTTTATACCACCGCTATAATACCGTCTTTAACGTGGTTTTGTATTTTGCTAAAGTTACTATTTAATTTTAGGTATGAACGCAAAACAGACTGGTCGTAGTCGCTGTCGCCTTGAAACATATTGTTTCCCCCACCGTTTGCATCCCCTAGCATTTCCCACATATCCCTTGCTGATACATCACCGTCTAATACATCCGATAACCTACCGTCATGTGTTTTGCCGTCTTCGGTTATATATGTTATTGACATATTCAACATATCAATTAGGTATTGCTTGTACATCGTAGCAGATGATATACCGTATATCATTGAGCCATGCCCTGATTTAGTTATATCATCCTGTAGGGTGTCTATGTTTTTGTCTAAGAACATAGCAACACGCCTGTCGATAACATCGGGGTTAGGTTCATATTCTTTTAAAACTGTTTGTATACGTCCGCCTATTAGCTGTTGCTGTACTATTTGTATTGGTGTAGTATTAGTTAGTGCGTCCTCATATTCTGCCTTAGTTATGTCACTAGCTAAATATTTAGTTTTAGTGGTTGCGTCCCTCAGAAGTTTATCCAACTGATTGTATAGGTTCTTTTTCTTAACCTCTTTTAGTGCCTTTACGCCCTCGCTGTCTGTATCGCTTATATTTATGTTATCTAATTGTGTTTTTATAGTTCTCATGGCTTCCACGTCATCCTGTATTGATTGGCGTATCTTGATATTTTCGGCGATATCATTTAGTAAACTAGTTTTTGCAACTTGCGTATCTGCCGTTACTTGGTCTTTGTGACTATGGCTGGGTGTGTAGGTATCGGTTATGTACTTTTCGTACTCCTCTTGACTTTCAAATTTTTTCAAACCTAATGATTCTAAACCCTTGTTAGTTTCTTTGAAAAGTTTGCGTTGCTCTGTGCGTGTTCTAGCCGTTGCCTTACGCTGGCGTTCCTGTTGTCGTGCTATGTTTTTTTGTGTTTGTCGCTGTTGTCTCTTTAGCTGTTTAGCCGTGGGTTTTTGGGCAGTTTGTTTTCTGTTCTGTCCACGTTTATTTTTTTGTGGTTTGTTTTTCTTAGCCATCGTTTAAACCTCCAATAATATATCTTCTATGGTTTTCATTTCGTGGTACGTAGTTATTACGGTATCACCGATATTACATTTAACATCACTAAAATGTGATAAACCATCAGTACATCTATAGATGTTATACTTATAGCCTAGTACTTTGTCGGTTTCCTGTATATGCCTACCGTTCAAATCCATTTTAGATTGTAGCGTTACGTGTTTAGTGTTATACTCTAAATCTTCTAAGGTGAAATGTTCGGTATACTTTTTTGATATGCCAGCACATTTAATAAATGTGTGGTTGTAATCCTCTTTGATTACGTTTCCATTATCATCTTTTTTGCACCAGTAACCAATGTAACCGTAACGTTTAGGAGCATAGGCTACAAATTCATGGAACGTATGCTCCAAATCCCATTCACCGAGAACGGTTTTGTCTATTAACATTCCAGTAGAAACGCCATTGACCAGTAAGTTTTTATTGTCGTCTACCTCGATACTATCAGCCATAAAGTATATACTATCAGTATCAGTATATAAAACAGTTCCGCCATTATCGGCAATGTTAGAACATTGATTGATTAGCTGACATCTAGCGTTAGAAGTAGTAAAAACGGCTACTGGTAAATACTTTGTTTCCGCCTTTTCTATTTCTTCCTCGGTTAACTCTTTAACCACCGTTTTATACTGTAGGCTACCGTCACTTGCTATAATTGGCGTTGTAACCTCGGAAAGTTTACTATATATGTTTTCTCCAAACTTACCGTACAAACCGTTTAATAATACCTTTATAATATCGTATAAAGCGGTACCCTTTAGTGATGATTTCAACGTATAGTAGCGTTCATAGTACGCCCTAAATAAATTTTTACTAGCGTTCCATATAACAAATGATTGTACAGTTACGTTCATATCATATACACGCTGAGCTAGTAAAAATTCTTGTAAGGTTACGTAGCGGTCTATATAATCGCTGTTGTAAATCTGTCCACCGCCACTGCTGAACGCCTTATTGATAAATAACGCTATCTTACCCTTTTTAATTTGAACGTCACCTTGAATGTGTAGCAACACGCAATATTCATTGGTGTACTTTTCGGTATCGCTGAATATTTCATTGATTTTATTAGTATACTCAATATTTTGTTGCGTTCCGTATTGCCCACAATTCCACACGCTAAATAAACCGTATGGCATGGCGTAGTGTTTCATTTTATCGGGGTAACTACTGTTAATATCAGTACTAGCACCGTTTATATTACTAACCCTAACACCTAAATAATCGGGATTAACACACGTTAAACCACCGAAATATGATTGTCTAATAAACTTGTCGTCCTCTGGTGTTAGTTTAGGGAAATAGTAGTCGTAGCATTCTTTGAAATAGTTTTTGCCTTTTTTACCCTTGCCGTGCTTGAGGTCGTTCTGTCCGTGGTTGTAGTTGTATAAACAATAGTTTAATGCATAGTCAAAAGACCAGTGCAATATATCTATTAGGTAATTTAACACCACACCGTAACGCCTAGCACGTTTGAACATTTCAACATAACTAGTAGTGTATTCATAGTTATTAATAGCGTAGCAGAAAGACTCAAAGTCTATTATATTTAATTCTTTGTGTTCGTTGTAGTAGTCTTTTAAATAGTACCGTTGGAAGCCGTTCTTTTCGTATTTGGTGACGCAAAATGACCGCCAGTTATTCTCATCTATTGGCTTAGCCTTAGGGAATTTATTTAACATGATATTGTGTATAGCGTATACTAACATATCAGTATTAAAACACCCATAACGCATTGATAACTTATACTCACTCAAGGCACACGCTGAACTGGTTAGTTTACATTCACCTATTAATATATCATTGAAATATTTTCTAATGAATGATAACACCACAACATCATTAAAACAGTATACCATATCGTAATACTCGTACTTTTCCCCTAGTGTTCTAGATTTATTATAGTCTGTAGCTGTTTGTGATTTTTCTATTATTAGGTTAGTACCGTTTTTAAAACCATTAGAGATGTTAGACAAACTAGTTGACATCAAACGAAAAGTATCTTTAAACGTAATCAACGTCCCACGCATTTTTAATATTATTTGCAATACACCACACGCATATAATACGTTAAATTCATTATCATTTTTAGGTGTATCATCTATATGTACATAGCCATTTTTTAATAGCCATGTTATAATATAGCTACCATCAAACGATAGATTGTGTACGTCAACGTCTATATGTTTGCCTTTGGTCTTTGTAGTGCCGTCTTTCTGCTTGGTCTTATTTTCCCTAGCAACGTCACATATAACATTCAAAAACGCATTTATAACGTCATCATTATACGCTATTTCACTAGTAGCAATATACCACGCTTGCGTGTTTGAACCTAAGGAATAGGACATACATTGATATTCACCGTCCACCATACCTGTTTCTATATCTAGGCTAACAGCTGTCGTGTGCATATCCCGTCCATGCTCTAACGTCCATACTTTCCACGTGGGTATACCGTAGTAATCGCAAACTATAGGGTCGCTACAGTTACCATTTAATATTTTTAGGTCTGTATTAATACCGCCTATAGTAGGTACACGCTTAGACATTTCTAACACTTCTAATTCTACGATAGCGTATTCTGTATTGATAACACATTCAATTATATTAGTGTTGTATACATCCGTGTAAACGTGTTTATTTTTATCTAGTATAGTACCAGTACTGTTGATACTGTTTCGTTCACCACCTAGACTGTTTAACACATCGTAACAGTGTTTACTATATGGTGTGTTTAATCTGTTCAATACGTCTAGTATATGTTTTAATGTTAGTATATTGTTTTTAGGTTTTTTGATGTTAAAACAGTAGAAGCAGTAGTGGTTGTCCTCTATGGCTATTTGTAAATCATACGTAGACTTAGTTACACGTTCCGCTATGTTCTTATACTGGCGTTGTTTACGCCCCATTTTTCCGTAGTCGTACTCATTATATACCATGATTTTTTTATTCTCCTAAATGCAAATTATCTAGTACATACTTGTTAACCGACTTGTTTTCTTTCTTTGCACATTCCCTTATTCGCTCCGCTACCTCTTTTTTAAGAGATAGCGTAATTCTTGAATAGTGCTTACGGTTATAGTCATTGATGTACTTATAATTATTATTTGTTTTAATATCGGGCATATTATAACCCCCTTTCGTTTTTTATGTTTATATCTGTACTAACTGTAGGATAACTAGTGTTTATATCTGTACTAGTTGTAGGGTAACTTCTGCGTATATCTGTAGGTTTTACGATATATTGTTTCCCATCTATACAGATATCTATAAACCATTCATTTACAAACATATGATATATTATAGTTGTATATGATTCTTCTAACACTTTATCAACATTACCCACTAATTCATGTATTGTATAAATAATTCTGTTTGTATTATCGCTAATATCAGTAATGTTTATATAATATCTATTTCCAGTGCCTACATTATATGATTCTATAACCTCAAATCTTTTACAATCATTCATTTTAATATATAGGTCGTTATAATATGTTGCTTGCTCTCTATCCCATATATTAGCACGATTAGAGCTATCTATTGTAAAGTTTTCAGCGATTGCAATAACTTCACCAAATGGTGTTATAGCGTTAAGCGTAAAACTAGACAATTCAATATTCCATTTAATTACACCTACAGTACGTATTTTATCAACTCCATAATATACTGTACATTCCGCAACATCAATGTCAAGTTTGCGTATATCCACGCCTACTTTTTTATTCAAATCAACAATATAACCGCCATAGATTTTATTAACCTCAAATTGTTTAGTGTTACCACTATATTGTATTTTTATTATTGGCGGAAAGTAAGCAATGTCTTCTAGTTCTATAACGCTATCGGGTGTAATTGGTTGATAATTTACGCCGTCTATGTGTATATCTAATTCCCATGAGCCATACTGTACATTATATGTTGGTTTTTGGGTATGGTTAGTAGCCTTAGTGACATAACCATCTTTTTTATATACCTTATAGGTTATTACTGTACCGACATCTATATTGTTTTCTATGTTTTCTATCGTCATATAACTATCATCATTAATTTTGTAACTTTCACCCTCTTTAAAAATTGGCTTGAATGGTGCTATTGTTTGGCGTGGTAGTATTTCGGTAGCGTAACACGTATATATACCGCAATCTGTTTCTATTGACATTGTTTCGCAACCGTTGATATCACAAACAGCTACATATTCAACACCGTTATATATATTCTTTAGGGAGCCACCCTTTAACACGTATAGATTATAACCATACTTAATTATACCGCCGTAGTTTGAGTAAGAAGTTATTTCAACTATGTTGCTATTTAGTAACCCACTACCGTATATATCGCCTACATGGAATTTAACCACGGTTGACTCTTCCTCTTCTACCTCTGCTGTTTCCTGTTCGCTTACCTGTTCTACTACTTCTGTAGATTCTACTACTTCTGCTTCTGCTTTTGGGTGCCAATCATTGAGCCATGCTACAGAATGTGTAGCTAATACTGTATAGTCGTATGCCTTAAGGTTTACTACTTCTACGTCCCCCATATAGTTAACTTTGTGGCGGTATGTTTTACCGTCTATTTCTAGTGTAACATAGCACTTAGAACGTGCTACACATACAGCCTTATATCCCTTTACAGAACCACCTACGTAATAAGTTTCATTAACAACAAATGATTTAGTCATGATTATTTACCTCTTTCTTTTACTGTTTGATTTAATTTTTTCTTGTACTCCTCTTGAGTGCATACCTATTATAACATATATTGTGCAATATGTCAAGGGTTTTTTGAAAAAATTTTTTGAATTTTCTTGACTTTTTCTGTCGAATGGTGTATACTAATTATAGTGTATATGATATTACCAGTCGGGCGTTACATTTAAATGGCGGTTACTTGTCTAGTTTGCGGTAGCGGTGACTGTCGGGGCTTTGGTGGTGTAACGTCCAATACTGGATTTAATCGTATATACAGCATTTCAATTTTCGGTTTCAAAATGCAATGTCAAGCATTTTTAAATACTCCTTTCAATAGGTTGATAAACTCCCATATATCAATTATATACGTTTGCATGATGTATTAATAGTGTGCTGGTGTAGTAACGACATTAGCACACTATAAAACTAACAACCGTTAGGAGCTGGGAGCAATAGACCTATAAGGCAACGGCGAACAGGTGGAGTAGTCACCCACTGGTTCAGCACCTTAACAGGTGCAGGGCGTGACCTAGACTGGCACTGTAAAACTTTACATTGAGGGTTTTAAAATTTTACATTTTGGTTTGTAAAATTTATATCGGCTTTGTAAAATAATTTTAGGCTATTCTTTTTCAAATTTATATAAAACACATAACTGTGTACTTTCAAGCGTTTTCATTGCGTTTGAACTGGTGAATTTAAAATTTTACATTTTTGTAAAA